TTGTGCAAGCATGGGCAGCGATACATGAAGATGAATTATATGCCGCTTGGAATAACGCAGTCAGAAATATACCTTTCGGTAAAATTGAACCATTAAGATAGGAGTGAGTATAAATGTATATTAAAAACGGCATCGCATATGCAGGGGAACAAAAGCAGCCACTGAAAATAAGCGGCGTGCGCCCTCTTGACGATTATAAATTGTGGTTAAGATTTAACAACGGAGAAATCAAGGTTTTCGATTTTGCAAAGGAACTTGATTCTCCTGCTTTTTCACCGCTAAAAGATAAATCTGTGTTTAACTCTGTTTATATAGACTACGGTGTAACTGTTTGGAATGACGGCGACATTGATATCGCCCCCGAATACCTTTATGAACACGGCATATCCGTTGCTTAAATTCCACAAAATGTTTTATCGTAATAAAGGGGTTTTGTAATGAACGAGTTAAAAAAAGAGCAAGAAAGGCTTGAACCTGAATTTTCTGTTATGCAAGCTATGATAGACGCAAGGAAAAGCACAGGTTTAACACAAAAACAACTTTCAGAAAAAACCGGTATTACCCAAGCGGATATAAGCAAGCTGGAAAGTGGAAATGCTAACCCTTCTTTACGTACTTTACAGAGATTAGCTTCCGGTATGGGCATGAAAGTTAAAATCGAATTCCAACCAATCGGACAAAATTAAATTTATCCCCTATCCGCTCCCAAAAGAGCAGAAAAGGGGATTTTTATTTGAAAAAAACAGGTGATTATATGAAAATTGCTGCTGCATATGTCAGAGTATCAACCGAAGATCAAACAGAGCTCAGTCCTACATCACAAATTAAGCAGATAAGAGAGTATGCCAAAAATCATGGATATATCGTCCCTGATGAATATATTTTTGCTGATGAAGGTATCAGCGGCAAAAATACACAAAAACGTCCTTCTTTTAATCGCATGATAGGCTTGGCAAAAACAAAGCCGAAACCGTTTGAATGTATTTTGCTTTGGAAGTACAGCCGTTTTGCGCGTAATCGTGAAGATAGCATCGTCTATAAATCTATGCTGCGTAAGCAACTGGGTATAGATGTTATATCTATATCTGAAAGTCTCGGTGATGATAAAATGTCTATCTTAATCGAAGCACTTATAGAAGCTATGGACGAGTACTATAGTATCAACTTAGCAGAGGAAGTTAAACGCGGTATGACGGAACGCGTGTCACGCGGGGAAGCTGTCTCTGTACCTGCATACGGATATGACATTGAAGAAGGAAAGTATATCATCAACGAAGCAGAAGCAGAGGTTGTACGACAAATTTTTTCTGATTTTAATAACGGGGTGGGAACAGTTACTATAGCGCGGAATCTTAATGCGATCGGCATTAAAACAAAACGCGGCAAGCTATGGGAAAATCGCACTGTTAAATATATCTTGCACAATCCCGTTTATATAGGGAAAATCCGCTGGAATCCCGAAGAAATAACCGGTCTGAATTACGAGCATGAAAAAATTATGCTTGTAGACGGTATACACGAGCCGCTTCTTACTAAAGAACTTTGGGATAGTGTGCAAGAAAAACTCTCTCTTATGAAAAGAACAAGAAAGCCAAGAGAAAAAAGTAACTCAAACCCCGATTATATGCTATATGGGTTAATGCGGTGCGGCACTTGCGGTGGAACTTTAACCCTATCTTGCGGCAATGGGCTACAGTGTCACAAGTATGCACATGGTACATGCGATACTTCTCACTACATCTCACTTAGTAAGGCTAATGCCGCTGTAATAGACTTGATACAACATACTCTTGAAAATGGCATTTTTACCTTAACCCCTAAAAAACAAGATGTTTCTGCGCAGCAAGCGGCTATGATAGATAAACAGATACAAAATGAAAAAAATAAGCTTTTAAGAGTAAAGGAAGCTTTCGAGTACGGCGTTGATACTCTGGAAGAGTACAAAGAAAATAAAAATAAAATTTTACAAAAAATCAGCGAGTTAGAGAGTAGTAAACCGATACAACAAACCAATATAGACAAAAAGAAGTTTGCGCAAAAATATCTCGGTGTTATGGATACGTTAAAAGACGATACAGTAAGTGAATCTGATAAAAATCATATTTTAAGGCAGTTTGTTGAAAAAATAGTGCTGCATCGTCCCTCAAATGAAATTGAAATTTTTTATCATTATTAATTATCTCTTAAAACAATGCACTCCACCATATTGACTAATGATAATTTTTGCAAGCTTTGCATTCGGTGTTTTAATTTTAACCGGATATTGTAAACGTTTTTCATATATCCACATTATTCATTCGCCTCCACTTCCCATGGCCAAGGGCCTGTAATCCAAGCCCAACGGCTGGTATCTCTGCTTGTTTCATTAATCGGTCCAAATTGAGATTCATATTTTTCAGTCAATTCTGCAGCCTTTTTCTGTGCTTCTTTTAATCTTTTAGCCGCCTCACAGTTATTCGGATGCGTATCTAAAAACATGTGCAATTCCCATGCAGAGAATTTGTATGCACTAATCTGGCGCATGAGTCGTTCCTGTTCACTCATTTCATATCCCTCCATTTGGTTCCCAAAAATGGCTTATCAAGTTCAGGAAAAATAGTGCCGTTTTCCAGCCCTTTTTCTGCACTGTAAATCGTTTTGTATTGTTGATATGGCACATAAGCCATTGCTTCTACAGTAACTGCCGGCAATGGAGTCGTCTGCTTCATTTCAACGCATTTTTCTTCATTATAATCTGCCAAAACCAGCCTCTCCTTTCTATATAATAAGCTTATCCATACTATGTAATACAGTTTATTTATGTGCTTATCCCTTCAAAATTTAAAAAATCAGGTTTATAAATTTCTTCCAAGAAGGTATTCTCTTTATCAAAAATATTTTTATTTATTGCATTTCTTAATGAAATAATAACAAACATATATTATAATAAGAGCATAACAGAAAGGATGTATCATTTATGAGTAACTTACG